GGGCTCGCTGCTCCTGCTCGGCCCGGTCTCTGAGTCTTTTCCCGGGTCTGTCTCTTCGACCACCACGGGATCAGTCGAGTCGGACCGGGATTGCAGCAGCTCGAAGTCGAACTCGAACATGCCCAGATCGGTGTGGATCTGGTTGCGGCGCAACGCCAGCCATACCAGAAACGTCCACGCTTGGTAGTCGATGTCGGCCTCGCCGTCGGCGCCGCCTTGCAGCGCCAGCCGCCACAGAGTCGGCGTGTTGTAGCCGAAGGACCGCAGCATGATGGCTTCCTTGTTGGTGACGCTCATCGCGTCCAACGGCAGCCACTCGGTCTCGATCCCGAGCCGGGCCCGGTCCGCATCACTCAACCGCAACGACGGCATGACTTACTCACTTCTCCCGGTTAGAGTCTTGGTTGCCTTCGCGCTGGCATGTCGGTCTATGATGAGACCGAGATGCCAGCGCGAAGGCTTCATATTCGCGACAGGACCCGCTGCACTGCTTCGGCTGATTCCCGGAACGCATCGTCCGACAGCTGGTCCACCGCGGCGTCAGCGAAGCCGGGGGTGATCCGCTGGGTTTTCCAGCCCTTCGCCGACCGGTTGCCGAACGTCGGGTGCCGCAACAGGCCGGCGTTGACTGCCCGCACATCGCGGTGCTGGATCTTGCCCCGCGCGTAGATGACCGCCCGGACTGCCACCGCGCCTTTGAGTTGCGCCCGCACGTCCACCCGCACATCAGCGGCCATCAGCGGCGCGTAGCCGCCACGCTTCGGTAGGACCGCCGCGGCAGACGCCTTCACCAACGGCTCCAACCCGGCGAACGCGTGCTTCTGGCCTTGCCGGACCTCTTCCTCCAGATCCTTGCGGTCGACCTTAAGCAGCTGCTTAGCGAGCCGTTCGAACTCCCGCGTACCGCTGACCGCAACCGTGACGGTGGTCACGGAGTTACATCGCGGGTGATGGCGCCAGTAATCGGATAAGTCAGATTCTTCATCGCGAGTTCGCCTACCGAGCCGCCGATGTTCCACTGGTTTGGCAGGATGTTGAACTGGTACTCCGGGTTGGTCGTGGCGATGGTGGTATTGACCGGCCGGACGGCCATGGCGACCGCCACGTTCGCGTTGAACGCGGCCCAGATCGTCGCGTCCACCGAGCCCGCCGCGAAGTCGTCCAGCGCCTCCAGGGTTGTCGTGCCGGACTTCAGGCCGCCGGTGTTCTCCACCCACGTGTCGCCCATCGCGGTCGAGTCCAGCGCCGCAGACTCGGCCGTGATGGTGCAACTCTTCGTGTGATCGGACAACTCAACGGCATTGAAGAGCACATATTCATTGACGAGTGCAAGTACGGCCATCTAAGCCTCCACGGTTGCGGGCCGCAGCTCAGGCGGCAGATCGGTCAGTTCAAGCACGACAACCACGGGCGTGGTGGCCATGACGTTCAGGTTGTGGTCAGGCACCTGCGCGCCGGACCCGTCGCGCAGGTAGCGGGACAGGTGCAGGCGCAGACCTTCCGGCCCGGTGGAGACGCACAGCTCCGGCCGCAGGTCCTTGGGGTCGTGGCCGAGTCGGCGGACCAGATCCAACGCCCACTGTTTTTGCTCGCCTTCGAGCTGCACCACGTTGGTACGTATCAACACCCAGTCGTCGCTCACTGGATCCCGATCGCGCAGGCGATCACCCAGGTACCCGTGATAGCCGTAATGTTTAATCTTTGCCAGTCGTCTGAAGCAATAGCTCCGGCTACTCGGGTGCCCCAGTTCCCGCCGACTGCGGTCAGCGGCCCGAAGGTGATCCGAGTTGTCGCCGATGCAAAGGTGTTGTCCTCATCGGTCTCCACCACCGCGGTGATGGACGATCCGGCTGTGCCGAGCAGATGCAACGTCGCGTACAGGTACTGGCCAGCGCCGATCAGACCAAGGTTGAGCGCGGTGCCCTTGGCGCCGGTGGTGGTGACGGTTGTCATCTTCACGGCGAGTTGGCCGCGGACAATGCCCGTCGGGCCGTCGTCGCCGGCCGCGGTCACCGAGAACGGGTTGATCTCGCCGTGCGCGCCGAACAGGTTCACGTCGGCCTGCATGCCCCGGTGGAAGAAAGCCGGTGTGGCTTCGGTCTCCTCCGGCCCGGTCGTGATGACCTGTGACGCCACGCCCAGGTTGTCGAACACATGCGGGTCGACCGCGTCGGCCGTCGCGGACTGGTAGTGCCCGGACATCGCGAACGCCGACGTCTTGACACCCATCTTGTACTCGCGCCAACCAGCCGAGCGGAAACTGGTGCACTCCGGCGTCGTAGCCTCAGCACCCAGCAGCCACTGGTTGATGTCGCCGCTGAAATCCCGCGCGCCCACATACGCGTAGGCGGTGGTCAGCGCCAGGACGCCCATGGTCAGCCCTCGGCCTTGGCCGGCTTCGCCGCCGGCTCGACGTACGGACCGAGCACCTCGATGCAGCCGGCCTCAACCAACGGCGCGATCAGGGTGCCGGCAAGCTTCCCGCCGTCCTGGCCGACGCCCCGCTTCTGGCCGCCCTTCCACCCGCCCGGCGAGTCATCCAGGACGACCTCTCCGCCGGTCAGGATCGCGGCTTTGGTGATCGCGTCGCGGATCGGTATCGCCCCGACCACCTTGCAGCGCAACAGTGCCATTGGTTGCTCCTTCTTCTCAGGCAGTGCCGGGGTTGTGGACGGTGAGCGCCAGTTGCGCACCGATGTGTTGGATGCCGGCGGATTCGTACTTGGCGCCGTAGCCGGACCAGCCGGTGACGTGTGCGTCCACGCCGGTCAGGCCAAGGGTGCGGGCGTTGAAGATGGCTTGGCGGATGCTTTTCGTCCCGGCGCCGGACAGGTAGTTGTCCAGCGACGTCTGCGCGATCGCCTCATCACTAGGGTTGACCATCACAAGCAGGGTGAACTTGTACGTGTCCACACCCCGACCCATTGCCACCACGAAGTCGGCGTCGACCGGAACCACCACCACGGCCGGCACGACGTTGACGCTCTCGATCGTCGGGTAGACCTTCAGTCCAGTGATCGCCGCTTCGATCGTGGTCTTCAGCCCGGTCCGGATCGCGCCCAACGTGGCCACGTCACACCGCCCCGACGCCGACCCGGATGTATGGCTGAAGCAACGCGATCACATCCGGGTCGCTGCGGGAAATCCGTACCACCCCGAACTCGGAGATCCCCGACGCCATCCCCAGCGGAGACTTGCGGCGCTCGAACAGCGACGACGCCTTCAGTAGACACGCCTCAGTAATATCTACCGGTACCTCTGACCAGCCGAACTTTGCGGTCACCCGCAGTGTGTCCCGAAGCGTCGACGTCATGAACGCCTTCGTGCCGATCGCCTTGATCCGGGTATACGCGTAAGCCGTGTTCGCCGCGGCGGCGGCGTTGCGCGGATGGAGTACGAAGTCGGTGTTGATGGTCCAGCTCGTCGCCCACGACCCGTCACTGGACGTGTCCGTATCCACCAGCAGTCCAGTGGTGGTGCCGATGTCGTCAACCCAAGCCAGGCCGGTCAGATCCGTGGTGTAGTAGCGGGCCGTCACCGATGCGTCGAGCCAGAACTTTCGCCCGCAGTATTCTCTGATCGCCTGGGATGAGGTGTTGATGGCCCGTTCCAGCAGCTCCGTACTCAAGGCGCTAGTGGTGTCGTCAAGCTGTGTGCGCAGCTCCGCCAGTGTGCAGAATCCATTCGTCACTGCCAACCCGGCCACCCCCCGTGCACGTGCGAAGGTGGCCGCGGTCAGCGGCTAAGGAACGGTGCGGCTAGCGGTTACGGATGAAGCAAGGCGTTGACTGAATACGTAATGCTGTCACCGTCTGCGTGCGTGGCGTTGACTCGCCAGAGCGCCGGTAGGACGAAGTTGGCCACCAGGTTCGCCGCTATGGTCAAGCCCGGATACACCCGCAGTACCGTTGTCGCTGCGCCGGTCACGGCCGCGCTGGCCAGAATGGTGTAGTAGTCGTCACCCAACGGCGAATAGCCCTGGATCGTGAACACCACCGACGGGGTATCCGCGCTGGCCGTGCAGTCGATGACCAGGTCCAGTCCGCGGAAGCCCAGATTCGCGAACGTAGTCGACGCCTCCGTAGCGGTCCGGGCCGCCGACGTGAACACGGTCTGCTGCGCCGACTGTGGACTTGACGTGGCGCTCACGACTCGACCCGATCCGCCAGCAACGCCCGGCTGAACCCGTCCCAACCGGTCACCCGGTACGACACCTGGCCGGCGAAAACGATCGTGTCCGAACCGGACAACCGCACCACCGCCGGGTCGGCGCACAGCAGCAGCGCCAACGCAATCCGGGTCCGGGGCGGTGCCTGGGTGACCTCCATTCGGCCGTCAGGGTGACGCACGGTCTGCACGTCACCCTCCAGCACGACGGCCACTAGAAGTCCACCGCCCGGGTCGGGCCACCGGTACGCATCCGGTTCTTGGCCGGCGCCTTCGGCAACTCGACGTCCTCCGGTGGCTCGACTTCGACCACCTCGGGCTCGACCACGACGATCAGCTCCAGCACGCCCGGGCTGTCCCGGTTCACCCAGTCGGCGTCAGACTCCGACATCTCCACCTCAGTGCCCGCAATCCACGGACCGTACTGCTGGCCGTCCCGGCGCGAACCGTACCGGCGCTTCACCACGTAGCGGGCCACGATCAGATACCTTCGATCGAGACGATCGCATACACCACAACGACGATGTCCGCAGTTGTCGGCGTCCACGAAGCCGTGGTCAGCTTGACGCCGATCCGCGCACCCGCCAACGCCGCGTCACTACCCCGCGCCTGGGTGGTGTAGTCCCGCAGAGTATCGGTTGCGTTGAGTACTGCCTGCAATCCGGTGACGGTCCCGTCGATGGTGGCGTCCACCGTCAACGTTCCGGCGGTACGGGCATCGCCGGTGACGATCGCGATACCGACAATCTCGAAGTCCCACGGGATGACGTACTCGGTGCACGTCAGCACAACCGCAGTGGCCTCCATGATGTTCATCGCCACGGCGGTCTGCGAGTCGGCCACCGCGTCCTGGCCGAAGATGTACGGGACAAGCTGCCCCTTGGCGATGTTCCGCTCAATGATCGTTGCTCGTGCCATTATGGAATGTCCTCCAATACAACGAGCCACCGACATAACGTCGGTGGCTCTAGGGTTGGCCCGAGCACCGCTCGGCCGAAAAACGCAGCAGGAACCCGCTGCGCGTAGAACTCAGATACCACTGACCTCGAAGATCACCCACACGTGCACCAACAGGTCCGAAACCGTGCCGTCCCAATCGGCGCTCGTGGTGATCTCCGCGCCGAGCAGATCACCCGCAGCCACACTCACCAATCCGCGCGGCGCGATGTCGTAACCCTCCGTGGCAACGGTGATGGACAAGGTCGGGTCGGCCTGCTCGGTGCCGCCGATCGTCGGCCCAATCGTCAACGACCCAGTGGTTGCCGCCGCCGACAACTGGCAGTCGATACCCACGACCGTGCCCGCCCACGGCATCACGTAACCCGTCACCCAGTACGTGGGCGTGGTCTCGGCATGCCCCGTCGCCGAAAGCTGGACGTTGGACAACGAAGCCGCCACACCGTCGCGGGTGAACCGGAACCGCTCCATTGGGTAGGCGTTGCCGATCTGGCGTTGCTGGGTAAGGCTCATACGGAACTCCTCAAGGCGACAAGCGCCCTCAGGCGCGGAACGGACATGGAAAAGGCCCGCCGGATGGGCGGGCCTTTTGGGGTGGTGCGGGGGGTGGAACTATGCCGGGATGGCGGTTTGAATGACTCGCCGGGTTGTACGAACACCCAGTCGGTCTCGCTTACTGCAATTACAGGTGAGATGTGCCGACTGTGCGTTGTCTGGATGATGTACCCCACCCAGCGCCAACGGGACGACGTGGTCGATGGTCGCACTCCAACGATTCGGCCACAGAACCGTTGGGTCAATCAGCTCGTGGCAGATCCCGCAGATCCAACCGTCTCGTCCGTGAATCTCAAATGGGGAGAAGTCTTCGACAAACGCAGCCTTCATCCGCGCCCTACGTCGAAGCGTCGCCCGGCGAAGGGAATCACGGTAGCCAGGGCTGGTCTCCATGGCGTTCTGATGGTATATCACGCCCCTGCGGCGGTTGCCTTCCCGCTTACACGCCGGGGAACATGTATTGCGTGTGTTCTTCGTCGGAAACGACTCGCCGCAAACCTGGCATGCCGTGATTAGCAGTGTCCCTCTCACGATCCGGGCGGCACACCTACTAGAGCAAGCCTTGCGACCCGCCGAGTAAGTGCCGCAATGCTGGCAGACCTGATAGCGGGCCGTGTCGACTACAACCCGCGTCGGGTCGCCTTGCCGATACCAGCGCATGTAGTGCTTCTCGCACCACTTGGACGTGCGGCTCCGGGGGCTGAGTGCGCAGTCCTCGATCGAACAGGAGCCGCCGTTTAGCAAAAGTTGCCGCACCGGCGCCATTGGGTCACCGTAGACATACCAACGTTGATAGTGAACGTTACACCAGCCCCGGCTGGTTGCCTTCACGTTACAGTCGGCTACCAGACAAGTGCCGCTGTTGTCCGCTACCGAACGCACGACCAGTGGGTCGCCGTGCTCCTTCCATCGCCAGCAGTGCAGCGCGCACCATCCATGGCCATAATGGCGCCGCTCACATCCAGCGACACCACAACCTCGTTCGTCGGGCTTACGTAACACCGCTAGAGACAGCGGACCCGTCTCACGAAGAATCTCCCGGTATCGTCTCCGTCGGCGCTCGTCACAGGACTTGCACGCTGACGCGTGCCCGTCGTGGCTCCTGGTCCGACGATAGAACTCGGACAGCGGCTTGCAGGTCTGGCATCTCGTACAGGTCTTGGTAGTCTGCTCCACGTCGGGGTTCCTCCCGGCCAGGCCCCAGGATGCCGCGAGCATCGCTGGGGCCACCTATGTCTACGCCTCAATTCTACTGAAGGCGTACGACGAAAACGGGGTCAGGGGAGCAGAATATCGTATAGACCGGCAGCACTCTCAATCGCCGAGGCGGAACCGGTTGGGGTGAATCGGGCAAAACCGAGCCTAAGCGACCAGATCAACCTTGTCTGGTCACGGCCGGGCAAACGTTCAGATTCCATGACAACTCGCCTGCGCCAGCCTGCCTTGTACCCCCGCTTGTTGAAGGCCATGACCTGGCCTTTCACGTTGTTCGATCCGGTGGTGGACAGCTTGCCGTCGGCCTCGGTGCGGCTCATGGCCATCGAGACGATCAGCGGGTTCATGCCGATGCGCGCGACCTCGCCGGTGAGTACGGTTGCGTTACTACCGTACTTATCGACCGTCACCAGTTCGTCCAGGAGCGCGATCCGGTCCGCGGTGCGCGGGTCGGAGATGTACACCAGATCGCTGGCGATGGCTGGGTGACCCCAGTCCATCAGGTAGGTGTCGTCCACCATCAGGCCCGGGAGCCGGCGGAGCAGGTCGAGCGAGACTGCTCCGCCGGCGTCGATCTTGTTGTTGGTGTTGTCCACGATCCAGGCGTGACGGAGACCATCGAAAGCCAGGTAATGCTTCGAGTCGGCCGGGTCGGCGTCGTCGAGGTTGATGTTGCCGGTGCCGGCGTTGGTGGTGTCTCCATTGAGGACGGCGGAATCGGAGTAGTGCTGCATGGACAGCCCGGCCTGCCGACGCAGATAAGGCAGATAGGGGATGATCGAATCCTCCTCCATTTCGCCCGAGTACATCATGTGAATGATGAACTTCGATGGTGTCATCTGGACGCGGTTCGATCCGACCGGGCTCGTGGTGTAGTCCGACGCCGTGGACGACGTTGACTCACCCACGAACAGCATCTCGGGCAGGTCCGCCTCGACCGGGATGTAGGTGGTGGCCTCGGTCAGCTCGATCGAGTCGAGCAGGCTGAAGATGCGCGAGTCCTTGCGTGCGGACTCCCACAGGTCGCCGACGTACTGGGCGCCGATCAGCTGAAGGCCGTAGCCGGTCTCCGCAGTGTCCATCGCACGAAGTGCCCGCTCGTACCCGACATTGTCGAGCCGCCCGGCGCGCCGCATCTCGGTGAGATGGCGTTCGTCCTCGGCCCGGGCCATCGCGGTCGACCAGTACCGGCCGGCCGAAATAGCCTCGAAGGTGCGGGTCAGTTCCTCGGACGGACCGCGCGAGATCCGCGCGATCTGTGCGGACTGAAGGATGTCGTGCAGCATCTCGACGTCGGCCACGTCGAGCCCGAGCCGGGCGTACTTGGTGCCGACCAGCTCGGTTGCCGGTGCAGAGAATCGCATCTTGCGGACGATCTCGCCGGCACCCTCGGATGCCAGGAAGGTCTCCAGGTTGGTGCGGATCAGCTCGTTGAGCCGTACGTCGGACAGCGCTTCCTGCTGGCCGGTGTCAAGCGCGTCGAGCTTGCCCCGAATCTCGGTCGCGACAACATCGAAGTCCTCGCGGGTGAGCGTCGTTGTGTCGCTCATCTATTTCTCCTTTAGAGCGAACGCCGCGAGGACTAACCGCGCAGCTTGGTGATCCACGCCCGCGGATGCGGGTGGGACGTTTTCCCCGGCCGATGCCGGGTCGTTGGTGGGTTCGGTAGCCGAACGGGTGAGTTCCAGGTCGGCGGCGCGGATGTAGCCGGACAGGGTGGCGCGCAGGTCGGGTTCGTCCTTGCCGAGTTGGCGGTAATGCGCCGTCAGGTGGCGGTACACGCCGGCCTTGTCTTCGTCGCTGATGTCGGTCTGGCTGAGCCGGCCCATGGCTGCGGCGACACCGCGCCACGACAGGGTTCCGTCGGCGTGGTGGTGCGGCAATTTGTAGGTCGACTTGGCGTCCGGCTCGCCGTCGTAGTCGCGCCAGGCATGCATGCGCATGAGTTGCGCAGCACCGTCGGCCTTGGCTAGTTCGGCGTCGGCGTCCCACGCACCGTCCATGTCAGTGGATGTGTTCTTGTGGGATGGGATGGCGCCGCGGGTGTTGCGTGCCGGCTCGGCCTCGGTTCCCTCGCCGTCTTCGCCGTCGCCCCACTGCCGCACGTTGGACAGGTCGGCGTACTCGCCCAGGTCCACGCCGTGGCGGCGGCACCACTCGACGACGGCGGGAAACAGTTCATCTGCGGTGACGTCGGAGTCGGCCCGTTCCTGGTCGTCGTAGAGCTGGACCAGTTCCCGGCCGAGCGTGCCGAGCGCGCGGCGTTGGCGTTCGGCCATGGCCAATGGATCGGCGCCGATGGGGACTATCGAGACTTCCGTCAGGTCATAGAGACTGTTTTCGGCCAGCCACGAAGGGGAGTGCCGGTTGTGGTCGAGCCGACTACCGGATGAATCGACGAAGTCCCACCCCACAGAGCAGGCACCCAAATAGCCCCTTTTGATCTTGGATTCAACGGCGCGGGCGAACTCGTCTTCTTGGTCGAAGGACACGCTCGCTCTAAGGTGCGTGCCGGTCGTCGCGGCAGCTTTGCCGATCGGCGGACGTTGATGATCATGGCACCACAACACCGGCCCGCCGGCCCGGTGGAAGTTGTCCACCCGCCAACCACTCGCGCGCAGACTTAGACCGTCACGCTTAAGTCCAGAAGTCGACGCCACGAACGATATGGCTGCGCCGGCCGGTAGGTCGGCGAGACGATTTCCTCCCGCCTCCACGAATGCCCTGGTGAACTGCGGTACTGGATTTGCTGTCGGTTGCATGCGGGAACCCCCTCCTCGGTGGGTGGGTGCAAAATGCGTACGGGGATGACGGCGCCGACTGTGTCAGCGACTGCGGGCGGCTTCGATGTAACTGGCTGCCGCACGAAGGACATCTGGGTCATCACTGAAGTGGCCAAGGCCGCTGTTGCAGGCACTGCACAGCAGGCCCCGTACAACTCCCGTCGTGTGGCAGTGGTCGACGCAGAACACGCCCGCCTGGGTGCGTGGGTCCGTTGCGCCACAAACGGCACATTGGCCGCCTTGGTCTGCGAGCATCACGTCGTACGCGGCCGGCGTCAGGCCGTAGTTCGCCTTCAGCATCTTGGCCCGGACCCGCTCACGGATGCGCTCCGGATGCCTAGCCCGGTACTCCCGGTTGACCTCTAGCCGGCAGTGCTTGCAATAACTGTCATGACCATCGGCTGAGGACCGGTTCGCCGTAAACAGCTCGATTGGCAAGTGACATCGGCAACGACTACAGACCCGACTGTCACGCGTAATGCTCGGTCCCTCGGCCAACCGTTTCGCGGCGTACTTGCGCCTAGCGGCCTCGTGTACTTCTCGGCCTCTATCGGTCTCGCGGTAACGCCGGAGTTCGAGTAGGCGCTCTTTCCTTCCTTCGGACGATCTACGACGCTCGGACGCTTGGCGATTACAGCAGTCCTTGCAGGTCCGGTGCACCCACCGGCCACCCTTGACACTAAAGCGCCCGACCGGTTTGAGCTCATTGCACGTCTTGCACATCTGAACTTCGGCAACCTGCGTCACGGCCGAGACAACTCCGGGCATGATAAAACCCCGTCGAGCAAGACGACGGGGTTGACGGTTTACGGTGGGGTCAGGTATGGGCGGGCGTTCCTTCGGGGACGCCCGCAATCTTCCCCGTGACGTTAGGTCGTCGGGTTCGCGGTCCTTGGCCGAGGCTCGCGATACATGGCGTCGCTGAGTCCGTAGTCCTTATGACGACCCTTGTTTTCGACAAACCCGAGCGACTTGTACCAACCAACGAGGCGAGACTTGCTGGTCGTTTCGTCGCCCGCTAGTGGCTCGGCCGTCAAGGTCATCCTCACGCCTAGATGGTCAGCGGCGTCGAGTAGGTCCGCCATCGCCGCTTTTGCCTTGCCCTCGCCCCGCCTGTCCGGCGAGGTACGGATCAGACTGAGTCTTAGATCCCCACCGCCCGTGCGTGCGACGGATAGCTGAACGGCGGGGTGTCGGGCCGAGACGGCTCGCTCGACGTCATCGGCCGTAAGGCCCTCAAGCCACTTGGCCACGTCGTTCATGGTCCCATGCGGCGCATCAATCCACTCGCCGGTGAGCGGATCTCGTAGCTGGTCCTTCTTGAAACCGGCCCGGCCGTGCTTTTGGTTCGGGGTGTGATGAAAGACCTCGATGTACCAAGCGCTCGCGGTTTTCTTAGCCAGCAGCTCGTTGCCGTTCATGTGGGCTAGCAGTTTTTCGTACAACGTGGTCCACGGGTGTGCGTGGCCAACAGCCCATTCGGCGAGTCCTTCGGGTGTCTTGGTCCACCAGTGGTGAAGCTCTTCGCCGCCGGGGTGGATGTCTACGCGGGCCAGCAGGTCTCGCACGTAGCGGACCATGTCCTCGCCGTCGGATTCCGCTTCGTCGCGGGTGAAGCCGTCCGCGAGCCCAAGTACCACGTCGATCCCGTCGAGCAGCGCCCGTACTGACGCGTCTTGCACCTCGTCGTTGAGGGTTTGGGCCAGAGCTGACGCCCATCCCCCAACGCCGTCGTTAGGTGAGTACAAGACGGTGGTGGTCACGTGGTCGCCTCCCGTGGGACACTGGTAGGCATGACCGAACCCACAGGGACGCTGATCCTCGTTGACGCCGACGGCAAGGTCACCGACGACCGTGACAAGGCGGTACGTGGCGAGATCGTAGAAGCCGACGCGGACGGCCAGACGACGTCAACGATGTTCACGATCGAGCGTCCGTCAGTGACCGACGCAGGTTCTGCTGTCTGACTGCCACGTCGGGGAAGATCCGGTCCAGCAGCGCGGCCCGCGCCGGGAAGAGATCCCGGAAATAGATTGCGGTCCACGGCGCTCCCGGCGCCAGGCGACCGTTGCCGATCCGCTGCTCATTTAGGTACAGCATCACCGACTCGGCGAAGTCCTCGGCTTGGCTGCTCCGGCCGTAGTCCGTCACGCCGTCGGGAAACTGGCGGTAGGGATCGGGGTAAAGCTCAGGCTTCGGAAGTCCACCCCAAGCCTCGTAGTCGTCCACGCTACTGAGCCGGTAGCCTGCGCCGTCGTGCCGCGCCGCAGCGGCCCACGCCACAGATCCGTCGTGTAGTTGCGCCAACCCTGATTGTGCGAGCACACCCCTACCGACGTTGTGGCCGAATTCGTGCCGCAGTATGTACCGGTGGCCGCCCGGCCCGAAGACGGGATCTCGTTGACCCCACACCGTCGTGGTCCCGTTACCGGCGGTGGCGAAAGAGACCATGTCGGGCAGGCCGTAGCTGGTTGCGAAGTAGGCGTCGTCCGGGTTGGACTGCGCAACCCAGGCGTAGCCGCGCTGGTATTTGCCGGCTTGCGACGTTGCGGTTTCGAACTCGCGGTGTTGATCGAAGAACTCCCGCACCACTTTGTCCTCGGACACCATGTCGCTCAAGCCGTCGTGGTCGACCAGTACCACCACTCCGCCGCGCCGATGCAGCGACCCGCTGCGGATGACGACGGGTGTGCCGTCACGACCCTCGCCGATCTGCAAGTCCCGTACCGGAACCGGCCGGTCAGGTTCGGTGTCGCCACGGTCAAGCCACCACGTGTGGTGGCGACCTGTCAGCGTCGGAAGCGGGGTTGGTTTCGGCGGTGGTGGCTTCAGTGCGTCGACCAGTTCGGCCCGTGACGCTCGCGCCGGCACTTTGACACCACGCAACTTGGCCAACTCGCGCAGCTGCACCACAGTGAGTGCGTGTAGGTCCGCCTCAGTGTGTACCTCGTCCAAGCCCTTAGCGGTCTTCTTCGCCTTCGGTGCACGCGGTTTCCGCGGCGGCTTGGCCTTGCCCGCATCGACCATATCGCCGAGTGCTTCGGCGATGCTCTCCGCGAGCTTCTTGGCGAACTTCCCGCCCAGACCACGCGGATGCTTGGCGTTGAAGTCGGCCAGATCCGCACCGCTCAGCTCGCGCTCGAAGGCCGACCACCACGCCCGTTCGTCGTCGAGTGGGGCCTCGACGATTCGCAGCTTGCCGTTGGACCACCCCTGCTCGGCCAGCAGGTCGAACGCTTCGACCGCGCCGAGACCACCGACCCGCATCGCTTGCTGGTGTACGCCTTTACCCGAGCCGCCGCCCGAGTAGGTAACCGCGCCGTCGTCGGACAGGACGATCCGAGATACTTCGGTGTCGGTGTCAACACTGACCACGGCAAGGGTCTTCACAAGATCGACCTCTTCCCGCGTGCGTGGGGCTCCAACGCGTCGAGTATCCGGAGCGCGTAGTTGAGCCAGTTCTCCCGACCGCGGTGGGCGAAGTCCGGCCTCAACGCCTCCAGCCGACGGCGCAACTCGTCCACATCGTCTCGCGTGAGCGGATTGCTTTCGTTCCACTCGTACGCGTTCAGGCCGTTTGCGCCGATCGGGCCAAACGTACGGTCCATATACCGGTCGGTGAACGGACTACGGACAGCTGCGTACGCGAAGGCTTCGCGGTCGACCAAGTCCGGATCGAACGAAAACTGGTGATCAATGGCCACCGGCCGGCCGTGATCACCGACAAGCCAGTTGCCCTCGTGTCGATCGAAGTTGAGTGTCATGAGGTCGAGCAGCCCAAGCCGACGCCCGGCATCTGATCGACTCGCCCGGCGATAAAGCCGTTCTACTTCGTCTACGTCGCCCATCAGGGACATCCGTACCTCATCCGCTGACGGGTGCGGAACGTACTCTTGCCACGTCTCGCCGAACTCGCGACGGTACACGCCAGGCGACGAGACGCCCAACGCCCGTGCCAGCAAGGACGACAGGTGCTCGGCGTCGGCCTGATGTTTGACGGTGAACCGTGACGGCTCAAAACCGGCATATGTTTTGGCTACTGCCATGGACCCGTCAGCGAACTCAACCCGTTCGACTGTCGCGCCCGACGCTCCACTACTGGTCAGTGGTATCCGCCGATCGCGGATTGATCCGGACTCGACGTGCTCGGCGAGGTCTTCGACGCCGTCAAGGTTGCGGTGGTACGCCTTCGCCGCGGCCGGCACTTCGGTGCCGCCCTTAGGCCTCTTGGCCTTCTTGGGCCCTTTCGGCCGGCGGCGTGGTAGCGTCTCGGCCGGTGTGGCAACCTTCTTCGCCGGTGCCTTGGCCGATGCTGCCTTGGCGGCCTTCGGCGCACGGGGCACGCGCGGCTTCTTCGCAGGTTTTACCTCGCCGGCAGCCACTTTCCCGGTGAGCGCGTCGGCAATGGTCATGGCAATGTCGGCCTTGGTCATGAACTTGCCGCCCTTGGGGTGGCCTTTCGGGTAGCGCGGATGCTTAGCGGGATCGAAAACGGCGCCGCGTACGAAACTCGCCCCATCGGCGAGTCCAAGTACCACGTCGATCCCGTCGAGCAGCGCCCGGACCGACACGTCTTGCACCTCATCGTCGGCGGTTTGGGCCAAAGTTGACGCCCAACCCCCAACACCGTCGTTAGGTGAGTACAAGACGGTGGTGGTCACGAAGCGGCACCTTGTTCAACTGGCGGTACCTCCGCAGATGACGATCGTGGCCCTTCGCCGCCGGCCAAAGACCGCCAGGCGGCGAACACCATATCCGCCGACGGGTCGCCCCGCTTCATGAACACCAGCCCGTTACGTTCGTCGCCCCGCGGTCCCCGATGGTCTCCACCAGCGAGTATCTCCCTGGGTATGCCATCGGGGTACGCCGTGCAGGTGTCGTCGCGCATCCCGGCTGGTCTGGTGCACGCCAGACACAGGTACGGGCCGGTGGTGGTCATGGCGTCCACTTCTTCGCGGCCTGTTCGGCGAGCCGCTGGAGTATCATAGCGACCTGGCGGATCGGGTCCGGGGCGGTGTCGCCCTCCATGCTGTAGCGGCCCCAGACCTCCCCGAGCAGTTCGTCGAACTTGCCCGACCCGCCGTAGCCGGAGACATCCTTCGTCAACTTCCTGCCATGTTTCTTCGCTACGCCATCGAGGTAGTCCATAGAGACTACGAGCCCGGCCCGTTCCCGATAGGTGCCTCGCGAGTCGAGGTCCGCCATGAACGTCGTGCCCATGTGGGTGTCCAACGCGGTCAACAACGGACGCAGCACGGCCGGCCGGAAGCGTTCCTCGACGTGTTCCCTCCCCCCAAGTCCGTAGGCGGGCACGGTGAAGGCCAACATCCGCTGTAGGTGGTGTCCCGTCTCGTGACTGACCACGTACGTCATCGGGTCATCGGCGCCTGCGGATCCCGGAAACCACCCCTTGCGTACCACCTCGACGAATTTCTCTTCGAGTTCCGCGCGATAGCGCCGTGTCGCATCGTGGTCGGGGAAGCGGCGGTGCGTGACCCACTTGCGGTTCAGCCAGATCTGCTGACCGGGCCCGTACCGTTTCTCATCCGGGATCATCGGGCTCGTGCCAAAGTTGTAAGCCGGCTGGTATGAGCCGAAGCCGCTCTCGGGGAGGAAGCCCACTCCGTGCAGGTGCATCACCGTACGTGGCACCAACTCAGCCTGCCGGTCCAGGGCCGCGTGGATCGCACCAATCACGGCCCTGTCCTCTTCGCGAAGATCCGGATGAGAACGTTCCAACTCGGCGATGATGCCCCCAACGTGGGCGCGCGCCGCGGCGCGTTCTTCCGCCGCCTGCGCTGCTTTCTTTGCAGGTACCGGCGTGGCCTTGACAGCTTTCGACGCGTGGGGCACGCGGGGTCTGGCAGGCTTCTTCGTTGCCGGTTTCGCTTCACCGGCGTGTACTTTCCCGGTGAGCGCGTCGGCAATGGCCATGGCAATGTCGGCCTTCGACATGAATTTGCCGGCCTTCGGGTGAGGCTTCTTGTAACGCGGGTGAAGCGCCTCGAACGCGGCGTCGCGAGTGAGCCCGTCGTCCCGGGCCCGCTCGTCGTCGGTCACATCCAACCAGTCCAGCAGGCCACCCCACGCGTCCGGCGGCGCCGGAACCCCCTGCGCAGGCCCGTCGTCGAACAGCTCGGGTATGGACAACTCCGCCGCATCAGCAACAGCAACGTCTCCCGGATCAAGCTCCCCCGCTCTGGCAAACTCCGGCCAGCCGGCCAGCAGCGCGCCGATGGCGCTGCGCTGGTTGATTCGCCCGCTGGGTGCCTTGGGCAGGTGATCCAGCCGGCCGCCGAGTTGGGTGAAGATGTCCGTAACCTCGGCCGGTTCCATCCCGTCCAGTTGCGCTCGGGCCGCGTCGTACGTGAGTGCCGCGCGGAGCTGGTCTACCGTCTCGTTGATGCGCCGCTGCCGGCGTGCTTTGGCGCCGCGGGTAGTGGGGTGGTACTTGTCGATCCAGCCGGCCAGGTTGCGCAGCTTGTTTCGCTTCGCCCACGCCCGCAGTTGGGTGAAGTCCTTCACCGCCACGGCGGTGGAGACGCGCTGGCCGCGGGAGTCGAGCAGCACCACCGACACGCCGCCCGGCGTCTGGTGGATCTCGACGTCGCGTAGCCGGCCGTCCCGGTCGCGGGCTTGCGGCCGATCCACCCCCCGGCCGAACGAGTAGCTCGGCCGGTCCCGGTGCCCCGCCCGGCGCGCTGACACGACCCGGCGGACCTCGTCGAGAATCCGCTCCTCCACCGCTTCCCGATCCCCGCCGTGCGGGATCCCCTGTGCCCGTGCGGCCCGGCGCAGTTGGCCGTCGGAGAACCCGGCCAGCGGCTTGTCGTCGCCACCGCCGGACGCCCACAGATCCAGCGCCTTGGCGATGTCCCGGACGCCGCGCTTGGACAGCAGGCTTTCCAGCGGCCCGCCGGAGAGCAGCTTGACCCACTCGCCGCCACTCGGATTCGGCATGCCGGGGTGCGACGGTACCCGCGGCTGACCCGGCTTGAAACCGGCCCGCCAGCCGCGTTGCGGCGTAGCGCGTATCCGAGCGAGTAGTCGTTCCAACGCATCCGCCAACTCCGAGGCGTTGTCCTGCCAGACCGAGATCTCCCATGTGATGTCAGGGTCGGTTGTGAGGAGAGTCATGTTGCCGTCTTCGAGCAGACTCAGGGTCAGGCGATCCGACACCTTGCGCTCGGCGACGACCTCGGGCCCGATCTCCTCGCCGTCTTCGTCCTCACCAACGAACTCGGGCAGGCCGTCACTCTGCCGCCGGAGATCGCGGATCGCGGCGGCCAGCGAAGGGAGATCCTCGACGGGAACTGTTGTGCTGCCCCAACCACCCGCAACGTCCTCAACCTCGACAACAGTGGGGCTTTGCATACCCAACCGGTTACCACCGACCGGAACGAGAACGTCCTCCCACCAGCTTTCGGCGGCTTCACGCTCCTCTTCGGCGCGTAGCCTCTCGGTCTCCCCGGCTGCCACCCGTTCCTCTTCGAGTCGAAGCCGCTCGTCCTCTTCTCGTTCAGCGGCCAGATCGGCGGCTTCCCGTTCCTTTTCCCGCCGGTGGCGCTCGGCCTCTTCGCGGTCGTCGCGGCGTTCGATGGCCAGATCAGCCCCGTCCGCTGACTCGCGCAATGCGTTGGCGAGGTCAGTTGCCTCGTCCTGGCTGAGGGTCGCCACCTCGTCAGCGTCATCGTCATCACCGGCGAAGAGGTGAATGTCGCCCGTGTAGTCGTAGCCCACCGTCATCGGCTTGGGTCGCAGCGCGGTGCTGGTGTCGTCGACAAGATCGTTCATGCTCGCCGGTGGGTCGTCGTCGTCGATCTCGACGTTCGCGGCGTCGAACACCATCTCGTCTAGGTCGTCACCCACTGCGCGGGCCTCGTCGGGGGTGAGATCCCGTAGTACCGTACGACGACCAGGGGTGTCCGCGTCGAAGCTGAGCACGACCCGGCCGCCCTCGTGGGCGCCGATGTGGTAGTCGCCGACGTTGCGTTCGTCGACCAGATCCCCGAACCGCTCAATCAACTCGGCCCACGACAGGGGCATGTCGACCCAGCGCCCTACCGGGTCGCGCGGCTGGTGGACGTCAAACCCTGCTCGGATCAGCGAGCGCCAATCTCGGGCCATGCCGAGTAGTTCCTTCAGTGCGGCGATCATCGCGTCAACGTCCTGCGCCGGCACGTACACGTCCGTCGAACCGCCACCATCAAGACGTGCGGCGATCGACACGGAACCGTCGGCGTACAGGTCCATGTCCGTCGTCGAGTCGACCCGCAGGCTCGCCACAATGGCCAGATCGTCGGCGTTCGGGTCGGGCTTGACCTTCTTGCCGAACCACTTCGGCTTAGGTGCGACGGTCGGCTTGTAGGTTTTGAACTCGGCCAAGCCGTCCACGATCCCGACGCCCTGTGCGCCGGTCAGCGCCACCGGTTCGGGGGTGGCCGACGAGCCCAACGTGACCCGCAACCGGTCATCCGCGCCAAGGCTGACCGTCAGATCTTCGGACACGACCCGCGACGCGACCGTGGCCGGGGTGGCTTGGTCGGCGAAGTCCCGCAGTGTGCCGGCGACCTCGTCGGCCTGCTCGGGTGACATGGTGACTGTGGCCGGACCGTCGTCGGTGTCGAAGCCGAGCACTACCCGGCCGTCGCCGGACGTGACCGACACGTCGCCGCCGTCCGTGCCGACCTTGACCGTGTCGCGTTCGTCCAAGTCGGACGGTCCGTGCGCCGCATCACCGAGCACGTCGGCCAATAGTGTCCCGTCGGATGCGGGGAAGTGCACCTGTTGGCGGTCCCCGTCCGGGTCAAGGGCCAGCTCTACCGTGCCGTCGTCACGTAGCAGCGCCGACATGACGCCGTCAAGAAGTTCGAACAGCTTGCCGCCGATGTGGATCCACTGGCCGCCGCCCTCACCACCGGGGTCACGCGGCTGGTTTGGCTTGAACCCGGCCCGCGAGGCGATGCGGGTAGCTAGATCGAAGGCGGCGCGGTCCGTGTCAGTCAGCGGCTCGTTCGATTCGCTACCGAGCGGGATGTCCTCGTATCCGCCACCGAACGCGACTCGCACCCGATCAAAGGTCACCGGCCCGGTACGGCCAACCAACTCACCAACCATGGCCAGATCATCGGTGTACGCAAGTGTGAGATGCGCGTGCCAAGGCTGGTGTTGCTCGGGTAGGTCCGCGCCGTAGTCCTCGACCGCGGCCAGCACCCGGCGCCGCGCGTTCTCAACACCTTCACCGGACACACCGAGCGTGATGCACGGTTCGTCGCCGCCCGGGTTGAACAGCGACAGCGCGAACCCGTCGGCCTCAACCAGTACGGCGTCGGTGAAGTAGCCACGGACCAGCTCGACCAGGTGCTTACGCGGCTCGGCCGGGAAGTCGGTGGCGTCGCCAAGATAGAACAGGGTGCAGTGCAGCTCATTAACCGGCAGGCCGTCGTCAACAGCAAGACGCTTCGCGTCTTCGGCGGTGGGGACGAGCGCAACCATCGCGCCGGTGTGCGGCTCGTCCGCGCGGGTGAAGCTCGACTGCGCGGATCGACTGGAAGGCACTTCGCGCGCGGTTACGAGACCGGCCGGTTCGGTATCCACCACCAGCACTCCCCGGTTGAGTACCAAGTAGTGCTCGCCACGCATGCGTTGCAACTCGGCGATGACACCATCGGGTAGTTCCGCCGCAGAAAGGTAGCCCATCGTGCCGGCGATCGCATCCAGCCACGCTGGATCTTCGGTAACGTCGAGCACTTCGCCGTCGTCCTGCCTGCGGATCCGGATCACGTCGATACCGCGCGCCGCGGCGAACCGGCTGGAGTCGCCGCCGAACACCAACCGCTGATCGGCGCTTTGAGTCCTCGCCGACCAGAACCGGGCCTGGTCGGCCTGCACCTCGTCCAGATCCACAATCCGCGTGTCCGGCGCGAACGTCATCCGGACCACGTGGTCGCCGTACATCAACGCATCTGGCCGGTCCGACGTCGCGTTGATGCCGGACCCGTACACCGAGTCACCGAAGTACGGCTCGCCCGTGACCAGCCGATCCACCTCGGCGCGGGTCTCCACGCCCCGGAACAGTTCCGGCCGTCCGTCGGCGATCAGCCGGTCAAACTCGGCGTGATCCACCTGCCGTGGTCGGTCGGTCCAGCCTTGCTCCAACGCGATGTGGTGCAACAACTCGTCGCCGTGTGGTCCCTGTGGCCGTTGCCCCGGCGCGAGCCCGCTGACTCCGGCCTGCTTGACCAGCTTCGTAGCCAGTGGCCCACTGCCCAGCGCCAGCAGATCCCGGCCGCCGCCTTCCACCTTCGTCTTGGCTGCCGTCTTGGTTGCTGCCTTCACGGCCTTCTTCACCGGTACGGCCGCGGCAGCCTGTTCGGGTGTTGCCGGTAGCACCGCCGCGCGGCTCACCTGGACCCGCTCGCCGTCCACATCGACCGCGTAGCCGGGACGAACGATTAGCACGGCACCGCCCGGCACCCGTGTCGAGTCGCCGAGCATCTCATGCGTACGCGGGTCGAACGGCTCAACGCTGCCTGCGCGCGCACTGATCCGGGTCAGACCGTGTTCGGCGGCGAGACGGTCAATGGCCTTGTCGATCTGCTTCCGATCGCCCGAGATACCCGCCGCGATCAACGCGTCGGTCATGTCCTGCGGGAGACTGTCCTGCCTTGCGCGCGCCCGCAACCGATGTTCCAGCGCCCGCGGTGACGCCTTGCTGGCGTGTAGCTCGTCCAGCTCGGTGAGCACGCCAGCGACTTCCCGGGCCGAGTCAAGCTTCGCCTGGCGAATCCGGCCCGCCTGCACATCAGCGGCCGGCGGGTTCGGGTCGTTGGCACGTAGTCGTGCCGCGATCCTGCCCCAGGCGTGTTGCGCAGGCAGGCCATCGTTGGCGGCGTACCGCTCAATGTCGTCGGCCACTGCGCTGTGTGACTCGCCGCCGTCAAGACGCCGCTGGAACCCGTCCGCCGCGTCCGCGTCGAGAAGACCACCGTTGACGCCCGCGAGTCCCCGAACGTCGGCCTTGCCGGCCGCCTTCGCCGCTTTGGCCTTCGGCGCGCGCGGCTTCTTGGCCGGCTTGGCCTTCGGGTACGAATCGATAATCGAGCGCAGGGTCTTCTTCAGCGACTTCTGGATCACATCGTCGTCGAGCATCTGGTCAATCTCGGCTACGGTGAACCACTTCGCGTCGGTGGTTTCGTCGCCGTCGATCCGCACCTCAAACGGCGTATCCACATCCGCGGCGATCGTGGTGTAACGCCAGTCCGGGTCCGGCTGGTAGACGTGCTCGCCGACCGGACGTAGGGACTTGACCACGTCCTCGGGTACGCCGATCTCTTCGTGCGCTTCCCGCGCCACGCCCTGGTAGGGGTTTTCGTGCTCGTCCAACGCCCCGCCGGGAAGCTGCCACTTACCGCCGGCGTCGACCCAGGCGCCGGTCTTCAGCAGCAGGAACCGTGGTTCGTCGCCGTCGGTGGACCGGACGAGCACACCGGCAGCACCGTAGCGGCCCCACTGGCCACCCGGCGCCCTACCGTCACCGCTTTGGCCGCGGTCCTCAGCCAATTCGAACCTGCCGGTAGGCGGACTGAGCACCGACTTGGGTGAAGAACCACGCTCCTTCACCTTCAGATGCGGGCGCAGCGCCTCCCTTACCTCGTCGAGCGAGTCGTATGCCTTGCCCTTGTGCTCAGGTGCATGCGGCCACGGGTTATCCCGTGCTGTCACCAGCGCCGCATCTACATCGATGTGGTCTGCCGAGACCACGTGGAGCTTGTGATCCCGCGGTAGGTGCTCTACCCGCCGCGGTGGGTCATCTCCCGTTACGAACGCCTTGACCTTGCCGTCTTTTGTGACACTGACGACCTTCGCCACCCGGAACGCCGGAACGCCGTTTAGGTGGCCGCCATCGGCGTACGAGTCCGTTGTCTCAACGACCACGAGATCGCCGCGTTTCGCAGTGCCGTCGGGTAGAGCCTTCGACAATACGGCCTTCTTGGTCGAGACCGCCTTCTTCGTGGGAGCCTTCGCCGGGGTGGCCTTCTTGGCCGGCGCGGCCTTGACGGCTTTAGGCGCACGGGGCGCACGGGGTGCGGCGGCCTTGGTCGCCTTCGGTGCGGTCTTCTTTGCCGGCTTGTCCGTCAGCTTCTTCTTGATCGCATCAACCAACGCGGCAACGACGTCCGGGGTCTCCACGAACTTGCCCGTCTGCGGACTGTGCGGGTGGAGTTTCAGGTGCTCCGGATCACCGGGCACGCCGGGGACACGCTTGCGGGTGAAGCCGGCGAACAGTTGGTCGATCTCGTCAGCTGCGGCGGTCAGCGACATGACCACCCCCCGGCTTAGCGGTGCCCGTTGGTGGCAAACGCGGCCAGCAGTCGCCGCGCGGCCATGTGGTCCAACTCGGCCGGTTTCGGGATCACGAACCGTGGTGCCGGTGGTGCGTTGACCGGGTTCCGTTCGTCGTCTGGTAGGCCGCCGATGGCCTTGAGAATGTCGGCCGCGGCCTCGTCAATCCCGCCGCCGGTACCGTCGCCTTCCGCGGCCATGTCCGGACCGCCGGCGCCTTGCGGTAGCTGGATCGTGATGGCGCCGTCTTCGCCGACCGTGACCATGCCCTTGTTCAGCGGCAGCCACGCCGTGTCGCCCCACGGGACCGGCCCCATGCCGTTCTTCGCCCGCCACTCGTTGATCGTCAGTGCGCCCCGGTCCATCTGCTGCGCGTCCCGTGCCCACGTCTCCGACGCAGCTTCCTGAAGGGCAGGGACCTTGCCATAGTCGTACTCGGCGTAGTTCGGTCCGCTCTTGCCAAAACGCGGCAGGAACTGTTCCACAATCTCGTCCGCGCGTAGCTGCGAATCCGGCACCAAGGTGTGCGCCCAGAATGCTTTGGTCAGCTCGCCCACGTTCGCCAGCGTGGCCGAGCTCATATCGTTCATCAGCGGCACCGGGATGCCGTAGGCGTTGCACACCTGCCGCAGCGTCAGGCCAAGCCCGCTGACGAACTCGGCGTCCTTCGGACTGATCGAAAGCTGCTTGAACGCGGCCTCGTAGCGCATCACCGCCCACCGGTGTGCCTTGTCCGGTCCGGACAGCTTGTGACGCAGGTATTCCTCCAGGTCCTCGGCCTGGCCCTCGGAGAACACCTGATCTGGCCGGGTCGGCACTACTAGACCGGCCACCTGAAGGCCGTTGGCGAACATGGCCTTGTTGCTGGTCATCATCGCACTGGCGGCCTCTGCGGCCAGTCGGGCCGCAACCACCGGACTCAACGCCGAGAACTCGTCCAACGGGTTGGGGTAACGGAACCAGATGACCTCTTCCGGCTGGAACGGGATGACCGGCCCGCCGTACTGCGGCTCATACAGCCAGCCCGCAATGTACTTGGACTCGTGCGGCACCGGCTTCATCCTCGACGGCTTGCACCACCAGATCTCCGTCGGCTTACCCCGCTGCGTCTCAATCGCCCAGAACGACTCGCCCCACACACACATGGACAACTCATCCATGCGCGCTAACCGTCGCATCGTCCAATGCGGATTGACGTAGTTGAGCAGCTGCGCCGCCGGGTGCTGCGGCATCGCCTTCTTCTCTTCGTCCCAACCCTTGTACAGATTCAGCCTCAGAGAAGACATGAGCCGTGCGCGCAGCATGGCCGCACTGTGGATCTCGTTCGAAGTCGCTAAAAAGTCTCCGTAGGATTCAGGCGAAAACTGCGAATCGTCATGGCCCCACGACGCCTCCCACGGCGCGACGGTACCCTTACCGACCGGCCACGAACGCTGCCGGCGCTCCAGCGCCTTACTGCGCCGTGCCGCGACCCGCCCGAACAGGTCCATCAGCTGCCACGCGGACTGAGCTTCGCCTTAACTGTTCGTCCCAGGTCGAAGCCCTCACGGAAGCCGAAGCCGATCCAGCTGCCCACATACACGATCCATGACCACGACCAGAAGACCATGAACCCGAGCAGCCACGGCAGAAACAACGCCATGTTGCGCGCCGCGCGGGACGGCGACACCTCTGCGGCGTGACGGGCTACCCGGTCCGCCCGGTCCGAGTAGGTGGGCAGAACCATCGTGTCAGCCACTGGCCACCTCTTTCTGCACCGCCGCTGGAGTAAACTGCCTCGACGAAGTACCCCGGCGGCGAGCAGGTTCTGACCGAACCCGCGAGCGGTGAGGTACTCTCCGTTTGGGCTGGTCGTCGCGACACCGAGGATGGCGAACCCAAACAACGCCAGCGCAGAGGCTTCATATTTGCGACTTCCACGTTTTGTCGCCGAACAGTCGGCCCTCGATCGTCACCGGCAGTGCCTCGGCCGGACACGTGACGAGACCCCATACCGCGTTCGTCGCGGCCATCAACGTGGACAGGTCCGTGTCGGACTTCCACTCCCACGCCTTACCGCCGCCGACGAACCGGGTAGTCCCATTCTTCGCGGCCAACGCCAACGGCGTGTTTGCCGGGTCGTTGGGTGGGTCCACGGGCATCGGCCGTACCCGAAGCCGCCGCCGCACAATCTCAGCCGGCGCCTCATCATTTGGTGCATCATTCTCAGCCGGTAGGTCTGGATCTGGCTCGGCCGTGATGCCGTTGCGGAACATGCCGTACGCCGCGGCCACGTCCCGCGCCTTCATTGGCGTCACCTCGAGACCAAGCGGTTTCAGCTCGGTCTCCAACTCGGCCAGCTTCGCACCAACCGCGCCGGCCGGGTCAACAACCACCCGGCTGGGCTTCCACTTGATGCACAGTTCGACCATCCGCGGGATCGTCCAACCCACACCCGCGTCGTGGTGGAACACCGCGGTATGCATATCCCCGTCGTCGCGGTCCCACGCGGCGCAGATCGCCGAGTAGGTCGACTCGGGGTTGACGTACAGCGACAGCGACAGACCCTGTTTGGCCGGTGTGGTTGGGTCTTCCGCGTCGAGCCAGTCCTGCTCTTTGATCGCCAGCCAGCATGGTTTGGTCTGCGGGCCGGCCGCGACGTTGCCATAGGCGCGGCGGAAGCCCGCCAGCCCCATCTCTTCCCGCTCGTCCCGGATGGCGTCAAGCGACGTGATCGTGTGATGCCAGTTCTGTTCCTGGCCGGCGCAACGGCACGGCGGGTAAGGGCACAGCGCCGGCATGAACGTGTAGTACGACTCTTCGTCGAAGGGGTCCCAACCGTCCGGCGCCGACCACTCGAAGTACGCCACCCCGGTACCCGTGTCGGCCAGGACCGCGGCCCGGCCCGTCTCCACCTTGCGGTTCAACACCACCGACGTTTCAGTCCCGGCTGTCGAGCACACCAGCAGCTGCGCATCGTCTATCGTGATCATCGCCGGCCGCAGGCCCTGCTCGCGGCGGTCGTCAGTGTCGTGCCACACCTCGTCCATGACCGCCTGATGCAACGTCTTGCTGTGACCCGACGTCGTTGCAGTCGACAACAGCCGGATGCGCGAACCGGTCTTGAACCGGATCGACTCGTTGCCCATCCCCTCGTTGATCTCCAGCCGCGAGCCCTTCACCGCGACGAGACTCTTCAACTGCGACTGGCGGATCAGCGGAAACAGCTCGTCAATCCACTTGTCCCGCGCATCCTTGCCCGTCTGCGCGGTGAACACCGACCGCTGCGGGTGCGACCACCGACGCGACACGCATCGATTGATCTGCCAGGATAGGAACAGGGTCGTGTTGTGTGTCGGGATCAGACCTCGGCCAGCGAGATAAGTCCGCGAGTCGCTGTCTACCGCAATACACCGGACGGGTACGCTCTCGACCGGCTCGACGGCGACAATGAACCGCGTGATCTGCTCGCGGTTCCAACGCCTGCGCGCCCTATCGGCCTTACGTGGGATGCGGGCAAGGTCTACCTCGGTTGAAACGAGCACTGACCAGCTCTCCGCGCTGAGACGGCCCTTCACTACCCGCCCGGCACGGTGGTAAATACGAGGAATGCACCCGAGGCCCGTTACTAGTTCAACGAACCCATCAACCAATGCCCGGTTCGTGTTGTCGAACCAGTACGAACCCTTCTTGTCAACGGTGCCGTCAGAGTCAACGAGACCTTGAGCAAGTGCGATGCGCTGCTCCCGCGAGCCCCGCAGGAAGACGTCCGGGATGAACTTCCCACCATCAAGCCCGAGACCGCGCCAGATCGACCCGATGCCCAGGACGAAGAAGTGCCCAGGGTCACGCGACGGCCGTCGCGTCATGAATCCTGCACGGCGGAATTCGACAGACAGCCAATCCCGATCCCGCGGATCACACGCCACCCGACCAGTGGCCCGTGTGTCCCCATCGCCTAAGAGGTAGCCCAGCACGTAGGGATCAATGGGCAGCTCGGCCGGCTTCATGTCCAGTGCGCCCGCGGCAGGGATTGCGTGGTTCGAGTACCCGCGTACCCGGACGGTCTGCGCGAGATGTGCGGTCGTGACAGGCGCGATCTTTACCATAGACGCCCCAGGGACGTCGGGCCGGTTCCACTGCTGCATGATCGCGTCCGCGCTACGCCCGAAGACCTTCCCGATCTCGGCCGCAGTGAGCCCAGCCGCGCGCATGTCGCGCATCCGAGTTCGCTCGCCGCGGTCGTACTTCACCGTCGATGCGAACTCGGACGTCCACGATGTCCAGTCGTATGGCCACAGTGGGTCGCTGGCCCCTCGGTAGTGGTCGTACGCCTTTCGTGCGCGAAGATCCCACGTAAGCCACAGGTGATCGGCGTCCGCGACGATCTCGGTCCCGTCAGAGAACCGAATCCGGTAGCACGAGTGGTTGTACATGACGTCAGTCGCGGCCGTTACGAGCGTCGGCTGGCCGTACGCGTCATATATCTCGTCCCCGACCCGGATCGAGCCCATCGTGACCCAGCCCCGGTTGGCCGTGAAGACCTCGGTATCGACGCTCAGCGACTTCCCGGACTGTCTCGGAACCGTTACCCGCACCTCGCGATACGCCGGCAAACCCGTCTCAGGGTTGATCTCCCCACCGACGTCGGCCACCAAACTCTGCCACGGCATGAACGGCTGGCCCAGCTTCTCGCCCACCGCCGCCAACTCCGGCCCGAACGTCTCCCGCTCGAACCTACGACGGGTTGCGTGCCTGGGTGGACAACTGGTCGTAGAGCCCGTCGACCGTGTCATCGTCAGAGTCATCGCGGGTCAACTCCCCCAACGCCTCCCGGTACTCGCGCCACATCTGCGAGTTGAACGGGTTCAGGTCCAGCGACTCCGCAATAGAACGCAACGCCTGCACCCGGGCAGCGTCGATCTGCTCCAGCCGGCCCATGCGCCGCAACTCAGCTAGAGTGACGTCAGCGGCCCTGACGTTGCACCCGCCGGCCGAATCTTGCGGGTCCATAAGGCGGCGGTGCGTTGCGAGCCCGGCTGGAGACTTGGCGATGAAGTCACAACTTGGACATTTCATGCCAACCCACCCCGCCTACATGGCCAGGCCAATGGGACATATCGAGCCGTGTAAAAAAACGAGAGGAAGGATCATTCGGGTCCGCCGTATGTCCGGATTAGTGGTTTTGGATCCCCTTGTACCTTTACCAGTCCCCTGGCGCTTGGCTGGGGCGCTCGACCTGACCTGTTGGCGGGTCCCAGGTGTCTATGAGCTTGTGTGCGTAGCCTGGCCGGCCTTGCTCTGTTGCCCGCTGGTGGAGTACCTGCTTG